GGGCCTGGCGCTATAGACCCGCGCGGACAGTATCTCCCCCAAGAAACGCGCACCCCAAACCGGCTCTATCCAGTGGATTTTGCAGTCGTCCGAACGCATCCGAAGCCGCCAACCGGACCAGGAATCAGCTAAGAGGTACATGCAATGAACCAGCCCGCCGAGAACCAGGACATGAAACGGGAGGTGCCAAAGCCGAAGGCGTCCCGCGCGGCTTACGTCTCCGGCTGGTGCAAACGAATCCAGGCCGCGAAGGCACACTGGGAGGAAAACGCTTTCTCCGGGATGCGGAAGGACATGGCGTTTGCGCGGGGTATTCAGTGGGAAGACCAGAACGACGTGGTTGAAGAACGCTATGTCGCCAACCTGACGCTACGGCACCTGAGCAACAAGACGGCCTCTCTGTACGCGAAGAACCCGAAAGCCGTTGCCAAGCGCCGGGAGCGCCTGGACTTTCAGGTGTGGGACGGCAACCCGGACAAGCTGACCCAGGCGGTGCAGGCCCTTACGCAGATTCAACAGCAATACCCAGGGGTGCCGATGGAGCAACTGGCCCTGGTAATGCCGGGACTGGAACAGCAAATCGCCATCCTGGACGACGCGCAAAAAGGTGTCCAGCAGCGGCAGATGATCGAGAAAGTTGGTAAGACGCTGGAAGTCACCTACGAGTACCAGTTGAACGAGCAGATACCGACGTTTAAGACGCAGATGAAGCAACTGGTCCGCCGGACCCTGACCACGGGTGTCGGCTACCTCAAGCTCGGTTTCCACCGCATGTACGAGCAGCGCCCGGAACACGCGGACCGAGTATCGGACGTGTCCGAACAGCTTGCGGCCCTGGAGCAGTTGATGGCCGACGCCCGCGACGACGAGATTGCGGACTACGAAGCGGGCATGGAAGAACTGAAACAGACGATGGAGCAGCTACAGGCGAACCCGGACATGATCGTCCGCGAGGGCCTGGACATGGACTTCCCACCGGCTACGTCGCTGATCATTGACCCGGACTGCCGACAGCTACAGGGCTTCATCGGCGCGCGTTGGTTGGCCCAAGAGTTCTTGCTGTCACCTGACCAGGTGAAGCGCATCTACAAGGTGGACCTGGAGAACTCGACGTTTAACGCCTACGACGAAAAGGGTAAGCGCCTGGAAGGGTCTACCCAGGCCAAGGCCAGCAAAGACGAGGACGGCAACCCCGGCGAGTGCCACAAGGTCTGCGTGTGGGAACTGTACGACCGGACCACGGGCCGCTGCTACGTGTTCGCGGACGGATACCCGGACTACCTGCAAGAGCCGGAAGCCCCCTACGTTCGCCTGGAGCAATTCTTCCCGTTCTTCCCGCTGGTGTTCAACGCTATCGAGGACGAGGACTCCCTGTTCCCGCCGTCCGACGTAACCCTTATGCGCCACATGCAAGTCGAGCATAACGTCTCGCGCCAGCGCCTACGGGAGCATCGGGACGCGAACCGGCCCAAGTACGCAGCGCCCAAGGGACGGTTGTCCAGCGACGACAAGACCAACCTCCAATACGGTGACGCGCATGTTGTTGTCGAACTGGATGGGATGCAGCCGGGGGACCGGATTGCCGACCTGGTGCAGCCGCTACAGTTCATCAACATCGACCCGAACCTGTACGAAGTTGGCAGCTTCTTTGACGACATACTCAAGGTCGAAGGCACCCAGGAAGCGAACATGGGCGGCACGTCCGGCGCGACCGCTACCGAGAGCAGCATCGCCGAGCAAGCCCGCGCCACGTCTATCGGCTCCAACGTGGACGACCTGGACGATTTCTTGTCCGACGTGGCCCGTGCGGCCAGCCAGGTTCTTTTGACTGAGCTATCCAGCGACACGGTGAAAGAGATTGCCGGTCCTGGTGCGGTGTGGCCGGAACTGTCCGCGTCCGAAATCGCCCAGGAACTTTGGCTGACCGTTCGCGCCGGTTCGTCCGGCAAGCCGAACAAGGCCCAGGAGATTCAGAACTTTGAGCGCATGGCGCCACTGCTGATGCAGATTCCGGGTATCAGTCCGGACTGGATGGCCCGCGAAGCAATCGAGCGCCTGGACGACCGTATCGACCTGGCCGAAGCCTACGTCGGCGGGATGCCGTCTATCACGGCCATGAACTCTCTGGCCGGAAAGCCAGTCGAGCCGGTCACGGACGACCCTAACGCACAGGGCGGACAAGGCGGCGACAACGCCGAGCGCCCACCAGAATCGGACGCCAACATGGGTCCGAATAACGAGGCAACAGGTCCGGCAGGGCCGTCCTCACCCGTTCAAGGAGGCGTAATCTGATGATCACTCTGCTTAAAGGCGCATTGGTGGCGCTGCTGGTCGGGCTGCTGTACCACCCCGGACTGGCCCAAGCCGCCGACACTGAGTTCCAACTGTCGTGGGAGGCCCCCACTTCCCGGGTGGACGGTAGCCCGCTGGACCCGGCGACCGAACTGTCCGGATATGAACTGACCTGTGGGGGCGTCGTAACCGCGATCCCGGCAACCGTTGAGGGCAATGGGTATCCGGTTGCCAAGGCGGACGCGCTACCCGGATACGGAAATTACGACTGCTCGATGGTCGCAATCGACACCGAGAACCGGCGATCACTGCCCAGTGATCCGGTCGAAGTCGGGTGGATTGCCGGACCGTCCGCCCCAACGGAACTGATTATTTTCTACGGACCTGATTGATCTGTCCGCAAAAAGTTGATAAAGCGGACAGACAAAGCCTACAATCATACAAACCAACCTACGGAGTGCAGCAATGCCACCGGAGTACAGAGACGATAATGCTGATTCGTCATCAGCAAGCCAGACCGAAAACCCGGACGTAGCCGCCGAGTCGTCAACGGCACTTGAGGGCGCTAATACACAGTCGGAATCGCCCACCACTGACACGTTTGAAGAAGGGAGCGCGGACGAGGATTCAGGCACTTTGCTGGATGCCATCACCCGTGCCGCCGATGGTGACGAGAACGCTGACGACACCGACGGCGAAGACTCTGACTCGGACGACGACCAGAACGAAGACGATGAAGACGCCGAGGACCAGTCCGACGAGGCTGTGGACGAGGGTGGTGAGGACACCGCCGATGGTAAGGACGATAAGCCCGAACCCTTCCACAAACACCCCCGCTGGAAAGAAATGGTCCGCGAACGTGACAGCTTTAAAGACCGGGCCGAGAACCTGGAACCACGCGCGCAAGAGTACGACAAGATCACGACGTTTATGAACCAGAACGAGCTTTCGGTTCAGGAAGTAGCGGACGGTCTGCAAGTCGTAGCCATGATGAAGAATGACCCGGCGCGAGCCAGGGAAGTTCTCGCAAAGCGCATGGAGGGCTTAGATCAGTTCGCTGGCTACCGGTTGCCGGAAGACCTGCAAACGGAAGTCAACGAAGGCGCAATTTCTGAGGACCGCGCACAAGAGTTGGCCCGGTTGCGAAACGAGAAAGACTTTGTTTCGGAACGTGCCGGTCGCCGTGAGCGCGAGAATCAGGAAACCCGGCAGCATGAAAACGCTCGCCAGATCATCGAAGGCCAACAGGCCGCGCTTCGTTCCTGGGAGGCGGACGTTCAGAAGACCGACCCTGATTACAAGCGGATTCAGCGTTTCGTTACCAAGGAATTGCGGTTGCTGGTTCAACAAGAGCCGCCCCGGACAAACGAGCAGGCTGTCGAGTTGGCGAAAAAAGCCTACAAGACAGTGAAAGACGAGTTGAAGGCGGCTATGCCCACTCGTCCAGCCGTGAAGCCAGGCGCGCGGAGCCAGGACACCAGCACTTCCTCGGCGCAAGGCCAGCCACCTGAATCGTTCATGCAAGCGATTGAGCAGGCCGCGAATCAGTCATAAGAGGGTGCAGACATGCCATTGACTCAAGCCGTAATCGACAACGTAGCTAACGCTGCGATTGACTACCACATGGACAGAGGTCAGACCTTTGCCCAACACATTCAGGAAAAGCCACTGCTTAACGCTATGCGGTCGTCCCAACAGACGTTCCCCGGCGGCAAGGGTGAGCTAACCGTTCGTCCGATTTTCGAGACCCAATCCAATCTGGAAGGCTTCGACTCCGACGATACCCTGAGCTTCACCAACCCGACGCCGATCAAAGAGGCGAAGTACCCCTGGAAGATGCTGCACCTGGGCATCAACATGACCACGGACGAATTGCTCCGTGACGGTATTTCGGTCGTTGATACCAACGGCAAGAACGTGAAGATGCACAACCAGCGCGAGCTAACCATGCTGGCGAATATCCTGGAAACCAAGCTGGAAGACATGACCGAGGGTTGGTCTTCCGGGATGAACGAAATGCTTTGGCAGGACGGCGCCCAGGATTCCAAGGAAGTACCTGGCATCCAGTACCTTATCGCGGACGACCCGACCACGGGCGTAGTTGGCGGTATCGACCGTGCCGCACAGCCGTTGTGGCGCAACCGCGCTTTCGTCGGCACACCTGGCACCGGCAACGGCGTCCGCATCAACACCGGTACGTCCGCGCTGATTCGGTTCTTGCGTCAGCAGGTCCGTCAGCTTCGCCGCTACGGTAGCCCGAACCTTCTTATCCTGTGTGGCTCAAAAGCACTGGAGCGCCTGGAAGAAGAAGTCGACGCGAAAGGCACCTACACCCAATCTGGTTTCGGCGGAAAGCAGGAGATCAGCATGGGTGAAATCAGTCTGAAAGGACTGGGCACTTTCAAGTATGACCCGACCCTGGACGACCTGGGCCGTGACGACTTCATGTACTTCATCGACACGAAGAACATCAAACTTCGTCCGATCGAAGGCGAAGACATGAAGAAGCACTACCCCGCTCGTCCGCACGACAAGATGGTTCTCTACCGCTCAATGACTTGGGCTGGTGGCCTGACTGCACGGCAGTTGAACACGTCTATGGTCGTACAGGTCTTCCCCGCTAACTAAGCGGGAGCAGCAGCGGTCCGTTTCGGCGGACCGTTTCACCTTTCCCCCGATAATCGAGGCATAGCCCATGCAAATCGTCAATTGTGACGTTCACCTTGGCGGAGACCGCAACCATGTGGTGCCGAAAACAGGCGTGACCGTTGCCGAAATTGAAATCCTACGTGTGCTGCACGGCGAGGATTCCGTGGTGAACATCAACCCCACGAAGCAGGACACCCGCAAACACGCCGAAGAACTGGACCGCCTGCGCAAAACCTATAAGCGCAAGTTGCCGGGACCGGACTCGAAAGGCTCCAAAAACATCGTTGATATTGTCTACCCAGGCCCGCGCCCGAACCTACCGGCGACCCTGAAAGACATTGGCGTTGACTACCCGACCGCCTCTAAGGCGAAGAAGAAGTCTCCTGCCAAAGACGCTGCCGATGCCGAGGCGAAAGCCCGGGCCGAAGCCGAAGCCACTGAACAGGCCCAGGCCGAAGAAGAAGCCCAGGCCGCAGCCGAAGCAGCCAAGCAGGAGTAAGTAGACCATGCGCGGACGTACTCTCGGACAGATCGCAACAATGGCCCGCGAGGAAGCCGGTCAGTCGGGCAACGCCGCTGTCGGTCGCAACGTCATTGACGTGTTCCGCCAGTACGTCCGCCGCACCTACGAACGGTTGCACCAGGACTTCAACTGGCCGCACCTGTACCGCCACGACGACATTACCCTGGAGCGCGGCAAGCGCTATTTTGCGTTCCCGTCCGACCTAGACCCGGACCGTCTCGGCGAGGTCTACGTCCTGGAAGACAAGGGCGACCGTTGGCGTGACGTGGAATATGGCGTTGGTCCGGCACAGTGGAACCGTTACCGCCACGAAGACGGCGAGTACGCGGACCCGGTACGCCGCTGGCAGAGAACCGGCGAAGGGCTGATCGAGGTCTGGCCGACTCCGGAGACCGGCGAACAAATCCTTCGCTTTGAGGGTATGCCGTTCCCGAAGATTCTGGCGGGTGACAACGACGTAGTAGACCTGGACGCCAACATGATTGCCTTGTATGCCGCTGGCGAGTGGTTGGCAAAACAGGGTGCGCGAGACGCAGAACTCAAACTCCAACAGGCCAAGCGGATTGACGACCGTCTGCGGGCCAACCAAATGCGCTCCGACCCGATGCTTAGGCTGAACACGACGCGCAGACAGTCCGCGTACCAGCCGATCCGGGTCCGCGCACCGGGGACCTAAACCGTGGCTTACTACCTTGTAGCTGATTTCCAGTCCGGGCTTGATACCCGCAAGACTGCCTTTTCCGCGCCTGCCGGATCGCTTCGTCGCTGCCAGAACGCACACATCACCCGGGGCGGTGAAGTGGGGAAGCGCAAGGCTTTCGTAGACGTGGGCAACGCGACCGCCAACACATTCGGCCTGCACATCGTCCGGGGCCAGCTGTACGTATTCGGCTCCGGTCTTCGCCCGGCTGCACTGTCCAGCAATATCCAGTACCAGCGGCTGAACTCCCCCAACGGGTCGGCCATGACGCGGCTGTTGTCTACGCAGAATTTCAACGGCGTGATCTACGCCATAGCCGAGTACGCGGACGGGAACGTCCTGCACTTCTACGACGGCGCTCTGATCAACGACTGGACCGAGATCTCCAATGACCTGTCCGGCCTCGATGCCGTGGCTCTGTCGCTGGCGCAGAAGATCGAGGACGAGACCGGCCTGCTGGTGGTGGCCGCTGGACCGAGCCTGACCATCACCGGACGGTTCAACGACACGGTTTACAACATCGTGCCGGACGGCAATATGTCTGCCACCGAGATTCAGGTGACGGACGCGGACAGCCCGCAGATCACCCGGATCGACCTGACGGCCACATACCTGCCGGACGTTTCTTTCACCTTGACTATCGACGGCACGGAATACGTCGTGCTGGGCCGAGCCGCCGGTACTGGCCGGACCGCCTTTACGCTGCAGGACCGGGTCTACTCAACCGCCCAGTCGCTGCTTCGGTTCTCCGGCTTTACGGACCCGGGGACCAGCGGGGACATACCCCAGCCGGACGCTACTCAGTGGACACTGGACGACGGGATCGGTGCCGGGTTCATCAACCTTGCGACTCAGGATTCCGGGTCGGAACTGCTGACGGCGCTGGCGTCGTATCAGGGAGACCTTGCTGTGTTCTCCCGGCAGGCCATCCACATTCGGGCCTTGGCGTTCGACGTTAAGCAGATGCGCCAGCTGCAACTGCTGCGCAACATCGGCACAGCCTCACCTCAGTCGGTCGTCAGCTACGGCGAGTCGGACGTCTTCTTTCTCAGCCAGTCCGGCATCCGGTCGCTGCGGGCGCGGGACAGTTCCAACTCAGCCGCGAGCGCGGACGTGGGCACCCCGGTAGACGACGAAGTCAACGAGTACCTGACCGCCTTGCCAGCGAGCGCCCGGCGGGACGCAAACGCCGCTGTGGAGCCAGAGTTCGGGCGCTACCTGCTGTCCATCGGTCTACGGGTCTACGTCTACAGCCAGTTCCCCGGCAGCAAGATCAGCGCGTGGTCGTCCTACGTACTGCCCGGGCCGGTGTCAGACTTTGCTGTAACGGCGGACCGCTTCTACGCCCGGGTCAACGACCGGGTGTATCTGTACGGCGGCGTCTCCGGGAGTGAGTACGACGACACAGCGACGGACGTGGTTTTGCCGCACATGGACCTTGGCTCTCCCGGGACGCTCAAGCAGATCACGTCCGTAGACGTCGGCTGTATTGGCACATGGGATATTTGGATCAGGCCGGACCCCACGTTCCCTGACTTTGAGGAATACCTTGGCGAAATCGAAGGGGCGACCTACGGCATGGACACCACCTTTGCCGCGATTGCCAGCACCACCCACGTCGGTTTCCGGCTCCGGTCGAAAAACGAAGGCCCGGCCAAGCTGGGTCAGGTGATTGTCCACTACCAGAACGGGGAAGCGAGCTAATGGAAATCCGGATGGCAACTGAACGCGACATGCCGACATTGATCAGCATGGCCCGCGTGATGCACGAAGAAAGCAATTTCAGTCCGCTGCCGTTTGACGAGAAGGTCACGACAGAGACCATGCGAGGGCTGATCCGGTCCCGGTCCGGCGTTGTCTGGTTAGCCGACGACAAACAGCATACAATGGGGGCAATATGCGGACAGCTGTCGCGGGCGTTTTTCTCGCAAGAGATCGTGGCCGGAGACAAAGCGGTGTTCGTCCGTCCCCAGTTTCGGGGCGCGTCTTTCGGCGTGGTAGACCAGCTACTGAGAAAGTTCTGCATGTGGGCAGCAGAGAATGGCGCGAGACGAATCACGATCTGCAACAGCGCGGGTGCGCCGGACGAGCAGTTTGTCCACAAGCTCGGCAGTTATAACTTTAAACGTGCCGGGTCCGTGATGTTTATGGAGGTGGGCTAATGTGTGGTGACGGCGGCGGAAGTGATGCAGCGGAAGACTCGCTCCGGTATCAGAAAGAACAGGATGCCAAGCGCGAGCGCCGGATCAAGAAAGGCATGTCGGACGTCGAGTCATTCTTCGACGGCGGCTACGTAGACGACGAATACTACGAAGGGTTTGACGACCGGTTTTACAACAAGCGCGCGGACGCTTACGAGGACTACGCCAACCCACGGGTGACGCGCCAGTTTAAGGACGCGCAGGAGGGCCTGCTTTACGGCCTCGCGGACGCGAACCTGCTCAACTCGTCCGCAGCCGTGGATGATTTCGGCACCCTGGACAGGGAGCTAACCCAGGCCCGCGACGATGTAGCCCGCCGTGGTGATAACTTTGCGGACGGTGCCCGCGAGGCGGTTGCCGGACAACGGGCGAACCTGACCAGCCTGATTCAGTCGACCGCCGACCCCACGGCCATCCGGTCACAGCTTGGCAGTGTGGCGGACGTACTCAACACGACGGACCGCTACAGCCCGCTCGGCAATATGTTTGAACAGACTACGCGCGGAGTCGGCGCCTACCAGGTGGGCCAGGACCGGGCAGCGGCACGTCGGCAGGTAGAACAAGCCTACGCATCTAACCCATCCCGCTCGTCCAGCGGCAAAAATATCACTGGGTAAGGAGAACAGACATGGCACTCGGAACCCTTGGTATTGGTGCGCTTTTGCTGGCCGGTGGTGTCGGCGCGAACACCTACGTCCAAAAGTCCCGCGCGGACGACCTGGCAAACCAGACCCGAACCATTCTTGACCAGGCCAAACAGAAGCAAGCGGAGCTAGACGACCAGCGCCGGAAGACGTTGGGTCAGGCCCTTGAGGAAGCCGCCGTCGGGCGCGGCGAGGTCGAAGCGGCCCAGGCCAAAGAAGTCGAAAAAGGCGTTGCCCGGATGGAAGCGAACTCCAACCGCCCGGAACCCACAGACAACGACGCCAACAGTGCCGGTATGGACGGACCAGCCGGACGTGTGATCGGCAAGGCAGTCGACCGCGAGCGCCAGGCCAACGATGAAGAAACCGCCGGACGCCGCAGAGCCGCCGCTGAAATGGACTCCTTGGGGGACGTGCTGAATGGCAACAACCGCATATTCCGTCCGGCCCAGGGGGAGATTCAGGCGAACCAGCAGATCGCCCGTGGCGAAGAAGCCCGGATGCCGCTGGCAATCCAGGCCGCGACAGAAGACGCCATGAGTAAGAAACGCGGGCTGGAGATTGCCGCGCAAATGGCGCAAGGCGTCGGCTCCGGGATGCTCGCCGGGGGCGGTAGCTTCTTTGCTCCGTCCGCAGGTGCCGGTGCCGGTGCTGGCTCAACCGTTGCCGCGTCCGGCGCAGGCGGCGGTGTGGCCGGGGCCAGCACAGGCGCGAAGATTTCCCGCGCTCCGATGATTGTCTATTAAGTGAGGCCACTATGAGACATTCCAATCCTTTCGGCGACCCGGCATGGGCGCAGGCCAGCAGCAACCTGGCGAAGATCATCGCCGGGAACCCGGAGAAGAAAGCCGCGTACCAGGCCGCGTTGACGGACATTAAATCGACCCAACAGGCGGACCGTTTCAACCGCGAAAACCGGGCCTTCAACGACTCCGCCGCGAGCGCCCTGGAAAACGACAACCCCGCAGCCGCCTACGCCCAAGTCATGCGGACCGGCGACGACGGCGTTATGTCCGCACTGCCTGGCTTCGCTCAGGGATGGGGTGGTGCCCGCATGATGGACGGTGGGATTGACGCGGGCCAGCAGCGCGCTCTTATCTCCGGTGCCAATGCCGGTGACCTGGACGCCGATACGGCCCTGACCTTTGGTGAAGGCAACCAGATCAGCGAGCGAGACGCCCAGGAGAGTATCGCCGAAGCCCTGCTGGTCCAGGACAGCAAGAACACGAACGCCGTCCGCACGACCCAAATGGACAACACCAACGCGCGTGACATTGCCGAAACGGAACTGGCCGGAACCTTGGAAGGCTTGCTGGCCGGACAGGTGCAGGGTGGCGAGCGGACTATCGGGGACGCCTACCAGATTCAAGACCGGCCCACGACCGACGAGTACACGGCTATGCAAGCCGGTAACGAAGGCTTGGGCGCGGACGAGACGGCCCGGTTGGGTGAAAGCCTGGACATTGGCGAAGTGCTGGCGAACGACTACCAAATGGGCAACCTGTCCATTCAAGACCTCGGCAAGTACCGCTACGGACACGGCTGGCCGAACGACCTGGGTGGCGGTGGCTCCGGTTCCGGCGGTGGCGACGGTGGGCCGATGGACGTAATGGACGTGAAGCGCAACGAAGAACTGTACGGCATCCTGGAAGAACAGGCGCTTATTCAACTGAAAGACATGGGCGCACCAACCGTGGAAGGCCCGGACGGCAACGTCGGGGTAGATACCAGCCTGGCCGCAGACCTGGTGCCGACCGCCGTAAAGCGCGCCCGCGATATGTATATCAGCGATTGGGAAGCGAACCGAGCGCCGTTGCCGATGGCCGCGTACATGCAATCCGCCCTGAAAGACATGAACGTCCAGGCGCAGCAGGCCGAAGACAACTACAACTGGTTGCCCAACGGTTCGCCGGACGTAGCTGCCGCGCTTACCTGGGACGGCCAAGGCCAGGGCCAGGACGAGCCGCCCGCACAAACTGGTAGCGCCGAAACCGTGATCATCAACGGCGAAGCCACTCCAATGAGCGAAGTGGAAGCGACCGCCAAAAAGCACGGTATCTCTGTCGAAGAAGTCATGCAGCGCCTCGGCGCAAAACCCGGAGTCTAATCTATGGCGGACCTGTTTGAGAAACACGGCGTTGCACCCCCAAAGAAGCCGACGCAGCCGGACTCCGGAGGAACGGACCTGTTTGCCAAACACGGCGTTGAACCGCCGTCCGCAGGCTCCGAACGCGGTGGCTTCACCAACGCTATCTCGATGGCGAACGACCGGTTCACCGACCTGGGCGGTAACTTCGTCCAGGGTGTCGGCTCGCTCATGCGTTACGGCGGACAGGCGGTAGACGCAGGCTTCGACGCTGCCGGTATCCCGCTGCCTTCCAACGAAGATATTGGCATGATGGCTCCGTCCGAAGCTCTGACGCAGATCGGCGACAAGATCAGCGGGTACGACTTTGGCTTTGAGCCGACCTTCACAGTAGACCGGGCGATTGAAGACCCGTCCCTGACCAACATTGCCGGTGCCATTGGCGAGAACGCCCCCGCCGCCGTCGCGGATATGGTCGGCCTGGCCGCGAACCCGGCGGGGTACTTCCTGACTCGTAACCAGGAAGTCGCCGAGGAACGCGCGGGCAACAATGGGCGCAAAGGTGACCAGCCGACCGTCGGCGAGTTCGGCGCGTCCGCGCCCTGGACGCTTGGCTCTATCCTGATGGACCGCGCGGCTTTCCTGAGAAACATCGGCGGTGGCCCGGTCAACAACATGACCGATGTAGCCAAAGAGACTGGCAAGGGCCTCGTCCGCGAGGGCGGCACCGAAGGCGTCCAGGAAGGCGGTCTGGAGTACGGCGGTGCCAGCGTTGGCACAGAGAAAGGTTGGCAACCTGGCGAAGCGGGCAAACGCGCGGTTGGCGGTGTGATGATTGGCGGTCCGGTCGGCGGTGGCTTGTCCGGTATCGCGGCCCGTCTACGTATGACGCCAGAAGAAGTGGTCGCCGAAGCCGAGCGCCTGGGCATCACCCCGGAAGAAGTGGAGCAGAGCTACTACAACGACGGCCCCGGCAAGACCAGCCTGGACGAGAAGATTGCTACCGCGACTGGCACGGACCGCCCGGAACCGCCGGACATGGGCAAGAAAGAGAACCGCGAGGCACGGGCCAAAGAGGAAGCCAGCCTGGCCGACGCCCTGAACAACCAGACCGACATTCTCCGTCGTGACGACATTGAGTATTTTGAAGATGATGGCACTCCGGTACTTAAAGACGGCGCTCGTCCGGCTCAAGACCCGCGTGGTCGCCAGGCGAACACCGACACTCTCGGCGCGCAGCGACAAGCGGACCAGATCGCCCGAGACCTTGGCGTTACACTGCCCGGTGACAGGCTGGACCTTGCCGCCAGAGACATTGCAAACGGTCTGGACCCGCGAGAAGCCGTCCGCAGCTATGCTCCGGAAGTCCAGGGCAACGCCATAAAAGTAGCCGAAGCCCGCCGCAGACGCCGCGACGATGCCATTGCTGGCAAGGGCAAACCGGAAAGAACCCCGGACGGTGCCGAGCGTGGTGGCTTTAACCAGGGCCGCGATTACCGTGCCGGTACGTTCGACCGTCCGCAGAACCAGGAAGACCAGGTGCTAATCCTGGACGCCAAGTTCGACCGGCAAGGCAAGCTGGTGGCTGGTGAACAGGTGAAGTCCACTGGCGACCTGGTGCAGGACGAACAGGGCAACCAGCAAATCCAAGTCGAAACGATGGATGGCCGGACGATGCTCGTACCGGCGAGTCGGGTTACAGCCCGGTCACAGCCGCAGAATCCTCGGATGGAGCAGGAGTTTGAGGACTCGTCCATGCAGGCCCAGGATGGCGTCAATACGTCCATGCCGGGTGCCCGCCAGTCGACGGACCGTATCTCTACTCGCCAGGTGACAGACCCCAACGCGGGCCGTGAAGTGGAGCCAGGCATCGAGGACGTGATACCGAACCCGAATCCGGCGCCCGGCGGTCAAGGGCCGAACCCCAACCAGGAGAACGACCCGCGCCAGGCCAGCAACGAGCGAGAGGGCCGGACCTACAACCAGAACCGACCGCCAGAGAGACGCGGCTTCGATGAAGTGAACCGACCGCCGGAGCCGGAAGGGCTTGGCCGTGCGCTGAACAACCCGATGCGGAACCGCCTGCCCGGTCCGGACACCGAAACGCGGACCACCGGGGAAGTTACCGGGGAAGTTACCGGGGAAGTCGGGGCGAACGCAAGCCAGCAGACGCAGCCAGACGCGGAGCCGGAAGCAGACGTTTCCCAAAACGAGCAGCCGTCCAACCCGAACGTGGCAAAGGTCAACGCCATTGCGGACCAGTGGGAAAACGAAATCGGCGACAAAGGCATGGCCGACGCTGTCCGCAACGGGGCCAAGCTGGGCAACGGACCGGACGACGCCAATGTTCAGTTCCAGCAGAAGAAACTGGACGAGGCCCGCGCCGAGAAGGACGGAACCGCTGCACCGGAGCAGGATTCGTGGACGGTCGAGGGCACTGCCGCAACGACCGACCGCGAAAAGAAAGACTACGCCGAAGCCAAAGAGCAGCCGGAACTGGCGGACACCTACCAGCAGGCCGAGGACGTTGCGAGTGACGTGGTCCAGTACCTGAACGATCAGGGGTACTCGATGGAGCGCAAAGAAAAGATGCCCGCCGAGCTTCGCAAAATGGCGAACGACCTGACCGGACTGGCTGGCACCATGAACCGTCTCAGCAAACAGGGCGTGGCCGTACCCCGTGGGTACAAGCGAGCCAATCCCCAGCAGCGAGACAAAACTGCCAAGGCTGCGCAGGAAACCGTCAGCGAACTGCGCGAGCAGTTGCCGCAGTCGAATGTCGGTAATGCCGACCAACAGCAGGAGACAGACCGTGCGCCAGAAGCAACGCCAGAGACGGAAGCAGAAACAGAAGCGGCTCAAACGGCAGCAGAACCAGACGGACCAGTAAACGAAGAACCGCCCCTGCCGAAACCCGCCGGTCCGAAGTCGAAAGAGATTGACGTAAACAACGACAGCTTGCTCGACGCCATTGGCCGTGAAGGCGGGATGAACTGGGAGGAAGGTCTGCGCCTGGGCCTGGACGCGGCGGACATGAAACTGGCGAACCGGGAACGTCCCGGGCGCCAGCCATTCCGCAAAACAACCGACCGGACCAGTGCCAAGACAGCGGAGTCCATGACCGAGCAGGGTTACCTCAAGGAAGATCGGGACGACCGCGAACTGGCGGACCGGCTTTCCGACGAGTTCCGTGGCGAGCCGGTTTGGTCTACGCGCGGTGACGCTGCCGAAAAAGTGGCCCTGCATGAGGAATGGCAGCAGAGCGAGGACTACCTGGAGCAGGAGCGCATGGAGCGCGAATCGTCGGCCAACCAGGCCGAGGCGGACCAGGAGTTCGACCTGGAAGAACAGACCGAGGAATCCACCCGGCAGCGGGAGACGGACGAAGAACTGGGCCGCCAGGCCGACGAAGCCGCCGCCCGCGAAGAAGAACAACGCGCCGAAGCGGACGCGCAGCGAGACGACTTCACCTTGACCGGCAGTGACCGGCAGGTGGACGAGGCCGAAGCGCGCGGCCAGTCGAACTTGTTTGACGACCCGAACGTGGAGCCGAACGGCACGGACCCGGACGCGGTGCCGGACGGGAACACCGAGAACCTGGGCGGAACCACGATGCTATCCGGCGTCCCGACCTGGGACATGATCAAGAAGTTCTTTGGCCCAATGTTCATGGGCAGCAAGGCAGAACTGGATGCCTGGACGACCAACGCCAAAGACATGATTGATGATTTCCGGGACGCGGCGAAGGAGAAGACCAGCAACGCCAGTACGGCTTTCCGGCGCTTCTACAACGCCACTATTGGTGACCTGGACGGTGCCACCCGTGCGCTTGCGGACCGGTACGACAGCCCGACGTTGAAAGCCGTGGCCGATGCGTTCCACCACCAGGCCGGGGGCAAGTCGGACGGCTTCACCCAACAAACGCTGTCCGCCCGCCGGAACAAGTGGGTCAACAAGTTCAACTCCCGGTTTGAGGCGATCAGCAAAAAGCTGAAAGCGCAGAAGGTACGCCGCCGGGACCGCGATGCACAGAGCATGATTTACGACATGCTGGAGAACCCGAACAAGCCGCGCAAAGGGCCTATCGGCGAGGCCGTGACCGAGATCGAAAAGCTGTTCAAAGACCTGCGTGAGTACCAGCTAGAGCGCGGTATCGACGTAGGCTACGTGGAAGGGTACGTCCCCCGCTGGCTGGACCGGACGTTGGTCGGCAAGAGCAAGACCGCGTTCGTCAACAGAGCCACCGAAGCCTATCAACAGATGGGGTCGGACCGGGAGACCGCCAGGGCGCAAGCAGCGGCCCTCTACGACGCTGTGATGGATGGCGACAAGGCCACCCTCGGACAGAATAAAGCGGGCACCACGGCAGGGGTAGACAGCACCAAGCCCCGGAAGTTGAGCAAGGAGGCCGCGAAAAAGCTGGACGCCTTCTGGCAGCGCGACATTGACCAGGCGGTATCGAGCTACATTCACGCGGCAATCAGCCGTGGCGAAGTGGCGGACACCGAAATTGCCGGAACCAAGCTCGGAGACAACGCCGAGAACTGGACCGACATTCGGGCCAAGATGCAGGAGGAAGACCCAGGCATTACCGGGGACGACCTGGAAGCCATCGAAACCGACGTTGCGTTCCACACCGGCTTGGCCCAATCGTCCGACAGCCGGAAGGCGCGTATTGCGTCGTCTACCGTCCGCACCCTTGGCTCGATGATGCTGCTCGACCGAGTAGCCATCACCGGCATGGTCGAGTTGGCTATGCCTGCCATGCGCGCGACGACCGGCAACCCGCTTCAAGACCTGGGCACACAGGCCGACAACGCCGTGACGGTGATTAACAGCACGATCAAGAAGCTACTGCGGACCATCAGCGGCGGAGCCGTCGGCAAGGACCAGGCCCTAAACGACCTGTACGATATGGCCGAATACCTGGGGGCGACCGCCGGAGACGCGATCAGCTATTCCATGCAGGCCCGGATGATGGGTGAGGAAACCACCGGACGAGCCATGACGCAGATGGCGGACAAGTATTACCGGAACATCGGCCTGACCCAGTTGAACGACTTTACCCGCGTCATTTCGATCAAGCAGGCCAACCGTTTCATGGCCTACCTGGCACGGGACCACCAGCGCGGGGGCCGGTCAAAGAACCGGACCGAAGTACAACTCCGTGACCTGGGCGTTCCTCGCGGACAGGAGAAAGAGTTTGCCGACTGGTACGGCAAGCACTTCGCCAAGACCCCGCCGACAGCGAGCAAGCTGGAAGCTCTGCGCCAGAAAGGCGGACAGGACAAGAAGATGGCCGACGCCTACGACCGCGCCGTACATACCTTCGTGGACCAGGCAATCCAGCGTCCGGACAGTTCAACCCGGCCTCGTTGGGCGGACGGTCCCCTGGGCGCGATGGTCTTTCAGCTACTCAGCTTCCAGTGGGCTTTCCAGAAAAACGTGCTTGGCCGAGCGGGCCGCACCGCCATGAACGAAGAACTCAGCTACACGGACCGGGCGCTAATGAGCGCGGGCTTTATGAGTGGTGGCCTGGCCCTGACAGCCCTGGCGGCTATCGGCAACACGACACGGGACGAACTGGACGATAAGACGGCGGACCTGGTAAACGGGCGACCGCCGACACCTGAGACCGACTGGCGCAAGGCAGAGAAAGCCGTCAGCTATGCAGGCTTTACCGGACGACTGGACCCGTGGCTGCAACTGTACTCCGGTTTGCGGTATCAGCGCAGCGCCATCGAGAGCGTGTCCGGCCCAACGGTCGGCACCATCGGCACTTTCATAGACCGCATGATCGGCCTCAACACAACCAACTCTGACAACACGAACACGGCAGAGCGCCAGGCCATGAAGTCGCTGCACCAGGTAATCATCACCCCGGCCATGCAAGCCGCTCTGACAAGCGCACCGCTGTTCGGCCCTGCCGGACGTGCGTTGGTCATGGGTGCTTCGGTTGCGGGTGTGAGGGCCACCAGAGAGCCGTTCATCCGGGCAACCGCTGGCGAGGAAGACCGCAAGCTACAGCAGCGCCGGGTAAACAACCCGCTCAAAGGCATGACGGAGCCGGAAGGTTCTGGCGGTAGTGGCGGGTATGGTCGTGGACGAGATCGAGCCGCAAGTCGGGGAGGAAGCCGAGGCGGGAGCAGAGAGGCGGGGCGGTAATCCTCTTTGAATCCTCTTTGAATCCTCTTTGTCTGTCGCAACCGACACAAGGGCTGGCGCGGACCGGGACCAAATTTGTCGGACAGAGTTCTGCCCCGGTTGCGCGCAATTCCGCTCCGTTCTGCGCCACGTTAAAACGTCGCCACGGCATAGAGTGCCCGGGCGAATGGGTGCGCCATCCTGAGCGCCTTGACCTTCTCCACACAGGAGCGCCACCCCTCAACGGTGTACCGGCGTTGTGTGCCATCCACGTCCACGCAGATGATTGTGAACGGGTAGCCACGGGCTTTCGGTTTCGGCCCACGCATGTGTCGGCGGGCGATCTGTTGCGGCGTCGGCGGTTCCTTTTCTTCCTGTTTTTTCTCGGCCAGTCGGCGTTGCCGTGACCGCTCCCTGGCGGCTTCCTTTTGTTCTTCGGTGATCATTTCTTAAACCTCCCGTAGTGATACCCCTCTGCCGCAACCGGGCAACCCTCGGCCCAGGACGGCAATTCACACATCGTTACTTCCAGGTCTTTCAGAGCGTCGTTCCAGTTGCTCACGTCGTCCGCGCTCACGTCACACACAATCTCGTCGTGAACGGTCAACACGACCGGGAACCCCAGTTGTTCTTCTACCCGCAGCATAGCCGCTGCCAGCAGGTCTCTCGCTGTCGCCTGAACTGCGTTCTCCACCAGCTTGCCACCATAGGTGGATAGCCGCACCCACTGGCGCGTGTACTGGTCCGTACCCATGTAAGTTACCTGGTCTTTCCAGTCACCCCAGGGTGTCTTCTTCTTTTTGAGCCGGGGCGCCGGGTAGTACAGCCGCCGGTTGCACGGCAGGACCATCACCAGGAACGACTTGTCCGGCGTACATGCGAACTTGAAATCCCGGAACTCGGTCACGGTGCCTGGCTGTTTCATGGCGTCTATCGCTGCCGCTTCCATGCCGTACCAGAACTTTTTGATCATGTAGTTCAATTCGCGGTAGGTGGCGACTACCTGTTCCGCCATTTCCAGGTCGATGTTGGTGATACCGGCATCCAGGCAAGTCCTCAAGAACTTCTTGCCGCCCATCTGGTAGCCGCACCCCAGTTCCGCCGTCTTGCCGACGTGGCGCTCGACCATGTCTTTCGTTATGTCTTCCGCCGAGATACCGTAAATCTTCTCAGCCATGCGCTCGTAGACCGGGCCGTCCATGCGGAATATCTCGACCTTGTCTTCCTGACCAGCGCCCCAGGCGTTTACTCGGCCCTCGATGTTGGAGTAGTCCGCGACAACAAACCGGTGGTTCTCGTCTCGCGGCACCAGGCAGGCCCGCAGACACGAACTGATCACAGACGGTATCGGCCCGAACAGGAACTCCAGTTCCTCGGCCCGGTCCGCGACGGTCCGCGTGGTGTCGCAGATGATCCGGATAGCGTGGTCGATCTGCGATTGCTTGAGCGTCGGACGCGGCATGTTCTGTAGTTGGACGCCTTTGCCGGACCAGCGGCCCGTGCCAGCGCCGTGATACAGATGGTTCTCGCGCATCCGTCCGTCCGGTCCGGTCCGCTTCATAAACTGGGCCAGCTTGGCCGTGCTGGACTTCGCTGCCTGCTTGCGAATTTCCAAGGCCAGCAGCGTTTCGTCCGCGTAGGCCAGCGTTTGCAGGTCCGTGACTTCGATAGTATTGATATGCTCGCGCAGCCCGTCGGTCACCAGCGGCAGGCGGTCCTTGTCCAGCGACTCGTCCGCGATCTCAGCCAGGTCTTCCGGCAGTCTCGGCAGCAGCCACTCCTTGAACCTCTTGATCTGATTCACGGTGGAGACGGCACCGCCGGTTATCTCGGACAGGTCTTTGCCGTAATCCCGAAGCGACCGGCGCAGTATCTTGTCCGCTTCCTGGACCAGCAGACTGTCGACGGCCACCCCGCGCAGGTTGATCACGAAATCCAGGAGCCAGTATTTCTTCTCGCGCTTGGACATGGGCACCAGGATTTTATCAAGCTCGCGCTCTACCTCTACGTCCCGCTCGCAATATCTATCCAGTCGATTCATTCGGGCTTCATCATCGAACCAGTAGATAAGGTCCGGGTCTTCGTCCTTGCGGGGTTTGCGTGGCTTACACATTTGCAGCATCAGCCGCCGCCCCTCGTCGTCCTTCTCCACGTCCAGGCCAGTAGCCTTGGCCGCACCAGCCAGCGCCCTCGGCAGTGACATGATGGCCGCTCGGGCAGCGGTGCAGTCCAGCCGGGTCCGGTCAACTCTCGGCCAGAAGTGGTAGATGGACAGGTTGAACTCGATCATGTGCCACTCGAAAGCGGCGTTGTGGGCGCAGACGGTCACTTCCGGATCGGCCAGTGCGCGGCGCAGGTCGTCCGGACAGGGGTTGCCCATGCGCCAGCCGTTGATCGGCCCGTCGTCTATGCAGTACCGGGCCAGCAGGACCTCGGTGTCCGGATGGTTGGCGTAGATATACATGCCCACGTCCGGCAGTTCGACCGTGGACCGGGTTTCAAAGTCGATGTGAAGGGTACTCATTTGAGGCGCCCCCACTCTTTGTTCTCGTAGAACGCCAGCCGGTCCGCCATCTCGTTGAACTGGTCGGCGATCACTTGGGCCTGCTCCCGGTCGGTGCCAAGCATGACCTCACCGCCGGGGTACAGCAGAGTTGGCCGGTCGTCTTTGTTGTACTGGACCACGGAAAAGCTCTTGTATCCGGTTCTCACGACAGCAGCCCCTCGATCTCGTGCTGGTTCAGGCCGTGGTTCTTGCCGTACACCCGCAGGCCGTAGATAGCCAGCAGCGCAGCCTCGGCCCGTCCGTCGTCCTTCACCCGCGCCCACTTGTCAGCGGAGACCGGCATGAGCCTGGAGGCGGCTCGTCGGCTCTCGTCTTTGTTGCCGCTGCACTTCATTACCCGTTTCCAGACTGCCGGGGTGACGGTGTAGTACGGAACCTGCATTGCGGCACACGCCATTTCCACCGCCATATACGCCTGGCCGAAAGCGAAGGTCGACGCTACGCCTTGCTTGGGAAGACTCGATACTTCCTCGATCACGGCGAACTCGATGTGGTCCGCCCACATGCGGACGAGGCCGGACAGCGCGTGTGGGTCTACTCGCTTCTTGTCCGAATTGTTAATCCGGATAACGTGGGTCGGCATATCAAACACGTCGATCAGCTTGCCGTCCGCCGGACGATACAGCGCCAGGGCGCCGGACGCGCCGGGGTCGATTCCTAATATAAGTTTACTCATGGGTGTTTCTCCGGAATGTCTGTCCTTATAACGGAAAAGGGAGGCCCGAAGGCCCCCCAATACCGCCGACGATTTAGATGATGCCGTCGTCGTCCTCGTCGTCGTCCTCGTCCGGGAGCGCGTCAAACGCTTTCCGGGCGGGCTTGGCACGACCGCCGAGCGGGTCACCGTCGCGGGTCTTCTGCACCGGACCCAGGCCAAAGCTCACACCCTTGCCGCCAGTGATGTGTTCCCACGGGTAGCACTGGACGTTCACGATGCCGTAGCAACCGGAGTAGACTTCATCCAGGTTCAGGATTTCCTCAACGTCGCGGTTCACCACTTCCGGCCTGGACGTAGAGTTCAGGCGCAGGAACACGTCGCCTTCCTCGATGCCGTCCGGCACTTCGTCCAGGTCGTCAACGGTCAGGAACGGACGGCGCAGCTTGCGCGGCGGGTTGTCCCCGTACTTGGCTGCGATGGTATCTTCGACCGCCTTTTCCAGCTTCTTGAACTGTTTGGTCTTCTGCACTTCTGGTCTGAAGTTGATGGTTAGCTGAAACTTCGCGGTCTCGTCCGCGTTTTTCGGGTCGATCTTCCGGGCCTGTTTCAGGTTCACAAACATCAAGCGACCTTCCGGGGTGTTCAGTTCAATGCGCTCTGTCTTAGCCATGCTATTCACCTTCTGAGATTTTGAGAGATTTTGAGAGATTTGAGACTATTGAGACTCAGTGTTTAAAAGAGGGATTCTTCCTCCTCTTCCTCGTCCTCCACTTTGGAGAACTTGTCCTTGGCCGTGGCGACCTTAACCGCCGGACGGTTGTCGTCGTCCCGTGCCAAGGTAGTGCCGGACGATTCCGACACGATCAGCCCGTTCCAGGCGTCCGATTTCTTGGCCCTGGCGGTGCCGATTTCTTTCTCGATTTGAGCGGGCGACCGCAGCTTCTTAGTGAAAAGCTCGTCGTCCCCCAAACCAAATTCTTCGCAGAGTGCGTCCGCTACCTGCTCGTCACCACCCTTGAACTTCCGCATGGCGCGCTTCTTCACCAGCTTGTAGCCAAGCTCGTCCGCGTCCTCTGCCGATAGGCTGTTCTGCTCCAGCGACTCATGGGCGTACTTCTGTGCCGACTTCACGTAAGCGATAATGTCCTCTGCCGAATCCAGCAGTGCCCGTAGCTCCGCGATGGAAAGCTCCTGGACGGACTTCTCCGGGATAAAGCAGTCTTCGGTGTCACTGAATTTCATCTTCGCTTTCTCCATCTGTTGTGTGCGACGTTCCGGGCACCGGGCCTGGGCCGGACAGAACCGGCAGTGGTCACCGGCCACCAGGGGTGCGTCCGGCTCTTGTGTCGCCAGGGCCGCAGGCAGCAGGTCGTCCTCCACCCAGTCCTCGATTTCTTCCACCGTGTAGCAGTAGTGGCGAATCGGAATCAGGTGGTCGTCCCGTGGCTGCACCACCGTAGAGATAACCGTTTCAATCGCGTATAAGATTTCCGGCGCGGTCTCGGCCAGGTTCGCCAGGACACCCGCCGCGTAGTATTTAAGCTGTGGGTTGTCCGCAGGCTCGACCGTGATACCGGCCCCGTGCTTGTAGTCCATGATGTGCAGCGCGCCCGTCGCCAGGTCCACGAACACAAAGTCCGCCGTGCCGAACATTTCCAGGGCGATAGCGCGGCCCTGCTTGGTCCGGCCATACCCTTTGAGCGACACCTGTAGCTCGATATGCGCCATGTTCGGGTCCGACTGAATCATTGGCACGGTCAACCGGGCGTACTGCTTCACCGCGTCTACCATGTCCCGGTCTACGATCACGTCCGGGTAGTCCGGGTCCACCGCCCATCCGACAGCGTTTTCCAGGTAGTCGGCCCAGTCCCCAAAGTAGGGGTCTCGGTTTTGCTGCACTACTGCCAGGGCGTTCTCGCCCAACGTGTGCGCCACCGTCCCGACGATTGCCTGGGGTGACGAACCGTTCGGCGCGCCCTCGGACAGCCGGATGCTCCCGGGACACACCATCCAGCGGTGCGAACCGGAAGCTCCTAGTACCGCGTGAGCCGCCATGATTAGTGGCTCGTTTCCTGTTCAGTTTGCGAGGCGGCAAATTCTTCGTCGGACAGGCGCTTAACCTCTATCCTCATGGCGAACTCCGGACCTTTCACCTGGGCGCCGAACGAGTTGCCCGCTCCGCCCGCACTCAACTGGTGGTGGCCGACCATTGCCATGCCCTTCACCAGGACGTTAATCAAATCGGCTTCGCTCATGCCTCGTTCGATGCACCAGTGGACAAAATCGTCGGCGTTGTCCTGGGCGGTCTGGTTCTGCATTTCGTCTACTTTCTGCTTCAAGGTATCCATCGTTTTTCTCCTGTTGCGTGGGGGTGTAGGTATTACTCGCCGTCGGACTCGTCCATCTGCTCGGCGATTTCGAGCATCCACTTGTGGGCGTGTCCGTACTGCTCAACAGACAGCTTGCTCACCTTGCGGACGCCGAACTCTGAATAGACCAACTCCTGAGCGCGCTTCATGTCGCCCCCGCAGGCTTTGATCAGTTCGCCAGCGGCAGCGGTTACGTCGTCAAAGTCGATCTTGCTCTTGCCCTTGCCGCCTTTGGTCACAGTCCCTTTCTCAAACTTGGCATCCGGGTCCGGCACTTCTTCCTCTGGTTCTTTCTCGGCCTCGTCCGCTTTCGGCTTGGCCTTGGTGCGGGTCTTCGGCGCGGGCTTTTCTTTCGGCTGTTCCGCTTCCGTAGCCGGGGTTTCGCCCTTCCTCACACCGTCCGCGCCGTGATAAGTGCGCAAGAAACCTTGCATCTTCTCGATACACTCGGCCTGGTCCGCACCTTCAAAGGCAATCGTAATCGTCATGGGTTGTCTACTCCTGTCGGGTTGTATTGTCGTCATTGTCGACACCGGACGCCAAATAAATTTCAGATAGCATCTGAGCCTTCCGCGAGAACACGGCGGTTATCAGGTCGTCCAGTGTATTCGCCAGCCCCAAAAAGGTGACGTGGCAAACCTCTGTCTGGCCTATGCGCAGTATCCTGAGCATGGCCTGTTCATTCTCGCCTGGCACCCAGGACGGCTCCACAAAGAACAACCGATGGGCCGCTGTCAGGGTGATGGTCGTCCCGGCGGTCAGGATATTACCCAGTAGTACCCGCCGGGAAGGGTCCGTCTGGAACCAGGTCTCCGCGTTGTCTTTTACCTCGTCCGACGAGCGCCCGTGGAGCGTGATCGGCTTATAGCCTTTATCTTCCAGCCGTGCCGCCATCGCGTTCAGTACGTCCGGATGCCAGCCAAACACGACCACCTTTTCATGGTCGCCGGACTCCAGTTCTTCGGCCACGACTTCCACCGCGTCCGCTACTTTCGCCATGCCGGTCAACCGGCGCAGCGTGGACAGGTCTTCCTCCCAGGCTTGTGCCGCCTCGGCAGGGTTCTCGTCCGGGTCCATAGACAGCAGGACGTTCCTGATCTGCTCGGCTTCCGGGGCCGACTCCCACACCTGGACCGCCTTCACGTCCGAGCCGGACAGCGGCAGGTGATCAACGATCAGGTCCGGCAGTTGCGGCAGCACTTGTTTCCGGGTCCGCCGCAGCATCACGTCATTCAAGATAGCGCCCAGGAGCTTGACCGACCGGTTCCCGCGCACTCGATAACCGCCGTAGGGGCTTTCTGTGCAGTGGGTGAACGTCCGCATGAACGTGTCATAGTCAGACGCACCGGCTGGTAGCAGGTCCGGGTGCATTGCCTTGAGCCACGGGTACAGATCGCCCGCGTGGTTCGGCATCGGCGTACCGGACAACCCCCAGGTCGCGCCACTGCGATTGCACATCGCCAGGTGGTGCCGCTTCCGGCCACCGTCACCCAGGATTACTTGGCCCCGCAGTGAGTCGGCCCCGCCTTTCAGGTGGTGCATTTCGTCCACGATCAGCAAGTCCCAGGTCTGCTTCACCAACTGCCGCAGAATCTTAGGGCGGTGCAGAATGTCGAAGTGAATGACGGTTAGCTCTACCTCCGGGTCGATGGTGTCGCCGACAACCGGCAACTGGACACGGCGACGGACCGGGGAGAACTTCTGGAACTCTCTCGCCCAGTGGTGCCGACCGACTCGCTTGCAGACCACCAGGATACGGACGGCCATCGCATTGTCCGCCGCATCAACAGCCTGGATGGTTTTACCCAAGCCCTGCTGGTCTGCCAATAATGCCCGGTCCCGGAGCGCCAGGAATTGCGAGCCCTCTACCTGGAACGGGAAGCGTTCGGGTCCGTAGCCAGTCATCAGTGCGTGGCGCCGGTTGCGTCGTTGGCAGATACACCCTCGTCTGCTGCCAGGGCGGCAATGTCTGGATAGCGGTCGAACAAATGGCGCATCGCGGCCTTAGCCGCTTGGTCAAACTCCCGAGACTGGCCCCGGAACTCAAAACCTTCCACCAGAAACGCCAATAGCAGCTTGTCCGCATGGGGAATGGTTACGTCCTGAAGCATTTTGTCGATAGTACCTTCAACGGTATGCTGCTTCGCCGAGCGATTACTCATGATACTACTCCATGTTTTATTGTGTGGTATATCAACTTCTTACGTGTATCTTTACCCTACACGCTGTCGAATTAGGGCAACACTCTAACCAACCAAAAGGTGTTTGGCAAAACTGAATGGCTATCCAAGTAATGACTCACCCTCCAAGTCCGCAGAATCAATAGCTTGCGCGCGAAGTTTATTGGTCGCACTGGAATTACCGTTGCGGTAGAACTTCGCCAGGTCGGCCATTGTCTCCTTCGGAAATCCGATGATGTAGTTCTCCAGCAACAAGGGCCGTCCTTCTTCTGCCGACATGACAAACAACTCGTTCAGCCAGTCGGTACTCATGCGTCCACGTTCGCGCCACTTCTCAATGGCCTTGATGGTCACACTGAAACCGCGAGCGATCAGCCGTTGATGCAGCATGGTCGGACCGCCAAACCGGGCGACCAGTTTCCGCACGTTCAGGGGACGGCCACCCGCCAGGGCACCCGTCAATTCTCGGCGCGCCTTCAAGTCGGCACCTAAGAAGTCTTTGAAATCTTCTTCGTTGTGGTGCGACTGAGGGAGCAAGCCGGGGGACTCTTTGGGCTTCGGCGGTCGGCCCTTACGCCGGGTTGTCTCTGCCATGCCAGTACCTCATGTGTTGACTATTGTCCGGAATTGGGACAGTTGACACCATACACTGTAGGGCCGGTTTTGTAGGGTGTCAAGGGACTGATTGCATTGAATTATATGAAACGTTGACGGAACCAGACAAAGTGTATAGTTTAAATACTACGGATAGTAGTGAGTAGCAGGCACCGACAACAGGAAGAAGCGGCGAAGCGGTTCAAGCATCGGCTGCGCCGGTCTGGAGACCTGCCGTTTATTCCTGGGCGACCTGTGCGGATCTACAGCGGTACGCACTCAAGAGGACCGAACGATGGCACGACCCAACAACGGACCACGGCTCGACAGGAACCCACGGGGCCTGTACGAAATCCGGTGGACAGAGAAGGACCAACGCGGCCAGTCCCGCAGCAAACGGCTATCAACAGGGACGGCATCTATACAAGAAGCGCAAAAGGTTTTCGCTGGATGGCTAACCGAGTACCAGCGCGACGAGGGCAAGACGGCGCCGACGGTGCAAACCATCCTGGAGCAATACCTGGACGAGCGCGGTCACAAAATGGCCGACCTGGAGCGACAGACTGACGCGGCCCGCATGATCGCAATGGGCCTGGGCAACCTGGCACTGGACGAAGTAGACGACCTGGCACTGGCGCGCTATAAGAAGCGCCGGATGGACGGCTCTATTTGCGGCAAACGTCGGCGGTGTACCAGCGAGGCCACCCTGCGCCGGGAGTTGTCCTGCTTCAAGGCGGCTTGCAACTACGCCCACGCTCGGCATCGCATCACCAAAGATCAGGTGCCGTATGTGGACCTGCCGCAGTCGTCCCCTGCCGCGAACTTCTTTCTAGTCGAGCAGGAAGTAGACGACCTGCTGCGCTACGCCCGCAAGCGGACGGACGAGAAAGGCAGGCTGTCACGGACCTACCGTTACCTGGCACTGGGCCTGGGCACGGCGGCTCGGATGAACTCGATATTGAATCTGACCTGGCACCGGGTAGACCTACAGGCTAGGCTCATTCGATACGACCTGGACGCGAGCGGACGACGGACCGGCGGCGATACCAAGAAACGGCGAGTGCCGGTGCCGATAGCCGACTGGCTGATGCCGGACCTGAAACGTGCGTACCAGGAGAAGACCAGCGAGTTTGTCCTGGACAGCAATATCCAGATCAGGCGACAGATGGATAAGCTATGCAACGAGGCAGCGGACGAGCTAGGCAATCCGCGATTCCGGAAGTTGAACCGCCACGCGCTGCGACATACGGCGGCGACGCTGATGGCGAGGGCCGGTGTGGATATATGGAAGCTGGCCGGTGTCCTGGGCGACACGATGGCGACCGTCCAGAACAACTACCTGCACCACCACCCGGACCACCTGCGCTCTGCCGTGAATTTTCGAGCGCCGGACAGTGGAGAGTCGGGACAGACAGCGAACGACGAGGGCTGACACGCATAAAAAAAGGCGG